TAGCAATAGGCCTATTGATTGCATTAATAAAAATATTAAACATTAAATCTTTAACATACTCAGAGTCTCCGGCAATTGTTCCGACATTATAAATTTCATTGTTTTTGAATAGTTCGTGTACATACGGGCCATATGCTTGCATCAAGTTTTCATTACCCCATGGTTCATCTTTGTATAACATACCTTCTGACCCAGCAACAAGATGAGTGAAACAACCTAAATTTTCTTTCAACCATACAAAAGGATCACTTTGAAAATAAACATCTTTCATATCTGTTGTGACAACGTGCTTATAGTCTTTCCATTTATCTTTTAAATATTCGTAGATATAAAGAAATCGGAGAACATGAATAGGAATATTTTGTTTCGAATTAAATCTTACAATTTCAAAGTTTTGTTTAATGAGTTTACCAACAGTTTCTTGTGATACGTTATCTCCAATAACTACAACTTTATGTGTATTTTCTGTTGTAACTTCACAAATTGATTCTACCCAAGGTTTTAATTGATTATAATCATAGTTTGTGAATCCACCAATAATTAAATTTTTCGCCATGGAAAAACTCCTTTATATTTTTCATTCATTATTTTATTACCATTTAAGAAAAAATCTCCAGTAACAGACCCCTGGTTGCCATCCACCCTATAATTTGAAGTATATAATCCTGTGCAATCATATTTCTTAAAATGCTGTGAAATGGCCGAAAGAAAAACTCTATCTTGTCCCCAACCTCCATGCCAAACACTAGCTAATCTTATTGCAATTTTAGTAGGAAGGCAATAAGAATTTGTATCTATATGATTAATGCCATGATATGATTGATATTTTCCTAAAGATTCACAATCATCATTGCATATGTATTTGCTGTCTTTATCATAAATTTTTCTAAGTGAATAACACCATTCCAAATTATTATTTTGGATCGTTTCTATACAGGAGAGAACGTGGTGTTCGTCAAACCAACAATCCTGGTCAAGGTACAGGACGTACTCCGTGTCGACCAGGTGCGTGAAGGACGCATATACACGATGACCGTAGAACCCGTTTGATCCTACGTTGATTGGGAGGTAACAGACTTTGAGGTTTTTATTTCCGGCATAGTCGCTAACGATGGTTCGTGTTTTGCCGAAATGTTGTTCACCATCAACAACTACATAACAAGTGGTATCATATGATTGGTCTAAAACGGATACGATTGCCGTTCTCAATTCTGGTGCACCAGTTGTTGGTATAATCACAGTTGCAGACATAATGTAACTCCATAATCACGATATCTTAATGAAAACTCCTGAAGCTTCGGTACTTGAAGCTGCATATCCTATAATTTCACGCAATATTCTTTGTTGATTCTCGGTATTTAGTTTGTCAAAAGCACTTAAAGTTTCTAATGTCAGAAATTTAGAATAATTCCAATCATTTGTTTGTAACAATGGTTCTTCGACTTTCACTTTTATTTTTTTGGCATTTTCTAAAATACCTTCACGAATAATTGGATTTTTAGATTGTACTTTTTTTGTGACTTCTTTTGCGTCTGCTGATGATAAAGTAACTTTAGCAACACGTTTAAAAATTGATGCAACTTGACCACCACCAATTTTACCGCCAGATGCATATTTGCCTTTTATTTCACCTTGCCAAGAACCAGTATCCGAAAATGATCTAAATTGAATTGCCATATCTGGATCATCTTTATATGAAAATAAAATATATCCATCTTTAGATTTTTCAGAAACTTTAAAAGATTTGAATTTGCACACAGTTTCTTTTTTGCCATAATTAAATGTCTCATCATGCACTTTATCACCTACCTTTTTCAAGGATACTCCTATAACTTCTCTAGATTCAAAAAGTTTTGTAATAAGTGCGTTTAATGAAGCAAATGTTTGCGTGTCATCTGCTGCGTTAATTTTTTTTTCACCAGATGCGGTCATCAACCAAATATCTGCTGGACTCCATTTATTGATATTTGCAAACATTTGTTCCGATCTATTTGCAGTTAAAAACATTTTATTAATTTTATCGACCAATTTTGATCCACGATGAAAGTTGTACTTCTTTAAATTTGATTTGAACTCTTTCATATCTTTCATGTAGTTGGCAATTTTAATTGAAGATTCTACCCAATCTTCTGGTAACTTATCAATTATTTTTTGCACTGTTGCGTCAGTATCACATTTTGTTTTTATGTCATCGTAATATTTCATAAAATCATCAAAAGATTCTAAAGTTTTATTAAACGCAACTGCTGTGTACCAACATTGTGCTGATTCTGCCAGTTCTGTAACTTCCGCGCCGGCACCTGATCCGCCACCGCCTGCTGCATTTTTATAAATGATAACAGCTGATTTTCCATCAGGTGTTTTAATATTAGTTACATTGAATGATGATCGTGTGGTTTTTTCATCTTCATAAGGATATTTGTTTTTATCTAGAAAAGAATATAAATCAGATTTAACTTTTGTCCTGTCTGCAACTTTTATAGTAATAATTGATCCAGTTCCTTCTACGGTAAGCGGACCATCGTAAACAGCGGTAATAAGTTGTTTTATATATTCGTTAGTGTTTGAGGCCATATCAATAGTACCTTCAAATACAAATATTTATCTAATAATGTCGATTTCTTTTCCAGAAGTCCACACTTCCAAATCTTTTCTCAAACGTCCTTCTTTAGACAAAGTTTCATATCGGTTAGAGGCCTTATTTTTCCACCATCCAATTACATTTTCCAATTCAAATTTATCATAGTTTTCATCTTTAATTAGAACATCAGTTTTTCCATTTACAACATCGATGTAGTTTTTAAATCCATAATTTGAAATGTAGTACCGTTTCTGTTCAGTTAATTTTTTAGCATCTGTTATGATAGTATTAAACTTGGTTAATTCTGAACTTCCTTTAAGTCCAGATTTAATCATCGAAATGATTTTCATACTAATCTTTAGTTTTTGACTAGATGAATTTTCTGGAACAATATTACCACCAATACGAGTTTCGACAAAGTTTTTAAGATTGTGATATGTTTTGCCATGCATCAAAGGAAGAAAATCACTTTCTGTTAATCCTTTATAACGCATATAAGGTTTCATTCCATCATATTGTGATACAGTTTTACTACTGCCATACAAACTGGTTGTTTCAAACAAACAAAGGTTCATATCGTATTTTTTATTTACGATTTCACGCACTTTATGTGAAGTGGTAATTGCTGCCAACAACTTGCCGCCAAGATAATTAAAACCAAATGGTTGCGCAGGAACAATTACAAAACCCATCATTGAACATTTATTAAATGATTTATTCGATTTTTCATTTTGTGTAAACACTTGCCCTAACATCTCATTCCTAGGTTTGCAATTAATAACTGGCGAACCAAGGCGAATGAATCCAACATATTTGTCGGTATTTTTTTCTTTCACCGCCAATCTAACATTACGACCAACTGGTGCAATATTAATATGTGATGATGTAATACCAACTAATGTTTCCCATGTTTTATTTGGAGGTTCAAATATATCAAACTCCATATCATTTGGATGCATATCAAACGCATTAAACAACTCATCTTCTGGCGGAAATAAACCACTAATTTCAAGTTTATCGAGGGATGCAATTTTTTGATCCCTCATATATTCATCAATACGGTTAAACTTTGCGAAATAGTCTTCAAAGATGCCGGCACAATAAATGGCATCTTGTTTAGTTAGTGTCATACTTGAATCCATCGAATGATTTTCTAGGTTGTGGTTTTGGTGTATCACCAGCGTCAGCAATTCCTTGCTGTGCTGACTGTTCCACATCATACAGTTTCATCTTTGCTCTGTCAATACCTACAGTAAATCTTTTATAATGTGTTGGATCCGCGTAACGGTTTTTCAATTGTTTTACCATAATTTGATTGAGTTCTTCTAATTCTTCCGAAGTAATCAAAGCAAACATTAAGTCAGCGGTCGCTGGCAAACCAAAACTTTCACTTGTGTCCTCAAGTCCTGGGTCGGAAGAAGTAAAACCGGATCTTGTTGTTTGTGTTGCAGATACAATTGGTACTCCGAATTCAACTGCAAGACCTCGCAATTCTTCTGCAATAGATTTGACGTATGTATACGAGTTAATATTGGAGCCAGGCTTAATACGAGAACTGCAACAGATATTAAGATAATCAACGAAGATAATATCGGGTACAAATGACTTTTTGAGGTTAAGTTCATTTAGTAATGTCCTAAAGTGTGTTGTTGATGCTGATGCAGTTGGATATTCTTTGATAATTAATTTGCCGGTTGTCATTCTACGGATTCTTTCAACTTTCTTTTCATACATATCTTTTGGAAGTTCCATCAGATCATCAATAGTGACGTTTAATAAGTTTGCATCTATCCTTTCGGCAATTTTTTCTTCGGCCATCTCAAGAGTGATATAAAGGACATTTTTACCTTGCGACATACATCCTGCAGCAACATGACACATAAAAAGACTTTTGCCAACCCCGGTACCCGCAAGAGCAATGTTAAGGGTTTTGGCAGGGAGTCCGCCTTTTGTAATTCTGTTGAAGAATTCAAGGTCGAAAGGGATTCGTTCTTCTTTTCTGTGGTAGAATTCATATCTTTCCTCCGAGTTTTCCAGATAATCATGACCAACAGAATTATCAAAACTTACTGATAATGCGTCCGATAATATCTTAGGGATTTGACCTTTGTCATGGTTTTTGTCTTTCCCATCAAGAATTGAAATAGAACCTAGTACTGCATTATATATTGCTTTTTCTTGACAAAATTTTTCCGTTTTGTCAACGAGCCATTGAATCTTGGATTCTTCGCCTTTTAGTTTTTCAATTTCGGCAAGATAAGTATCAGATTTTTCAACTTCAACATCCGTAAGTGTTCGCCTTTCTTTAACAGACAAAGCAATCGCTTCAATTGTTGGTGTAGAATTATATTTCTGTGTGAATGCCGTTATTTCATCAAAAATAACTTTTTCTGTTTTATCGGTGAAGTAATCCGTCTTTAGAAATGGTAATACTTTTCTTAGATATTCCTCATTATATATTAGATTCTTCAGAATCGTTTGTTCCAGTTTCATCAATTATTTCCTGTTCAAGATTAGATGACATTATTTCGACTAAAAAGTTTCCGATATAGTTTTTAAAATCTTCATCTTTTTCTAGTTTTCTTGGCTTGTCTACAGTAGATTCTATCACATCATAAGCAAAAAGTAAATGCATATTTTCGTTTTCTTCTTTTAACTTGACTCTACCGTATTTGTATACGGTATCTTTATATGGTCCATTTAAAAGACGGATATGAACGGTAGTTGCATCATCTTTTGGATAAATGTAACAGTAATCTATGCCTTCAATCATCATCTTCCTCTTTTAAAATATTTTTATTGGTAACTTTGTACTTTTGTTCGACAAAGTTTTTAAATGAATCTAGATTGACAATTGTTTCCCAAAAGTCTTTTGTTTCTGTATCTTTGATGCGATACTTTTTATCTTCAATTTCACCTGTTTCTACATTAACCTTGGAATACCAACCGTTGGATGGTTTAACAACGTGGCCTGACTCGATAGCAATATCCAGTAAACCAGACCACTTACTAATGCCACCATCAAAAGAAACAGAAACAGGAATTTTAGATTTTTCTTTAACATACCGAGATTTTTCCACATTAATAATAAAGTTGTATCCAACAATCTCAGTTCCTTCTTTTTCTTGTTGGCGCCCGATAATAAAGATATTATCGGCAGAATAATAAGAACCGGTGCCGCCACCAACAATGTCTTTAGGGAACATACCAATTTCTTTGTATGTATGATTGACCACAATCATTGGAATATTTTTCAATGATAGATGCGGAGTAACCATTCTGAATAAAGATTTAACGCCTTTTGCTCTTGTCATATCTGCCACAGTTTTACCATCAAGTGCATCATCAACTTCTTTTTTTGATGCCAAATTGCCAATAGAATCTACGACAATTATTAGATGATCGTCACGTTCAACTTGTGACAGTTGTTTCATTATGTCTGATTTGAGTTGTTCAATATCAGTAAGAGGAGTATGTAAAACTCTATTAGAATCAATACCAAAAGAATTAAAATATGCTTGCGGAGTACCAAATTCAGAATCGTAGAAAAGTAATGCTGCATCTTCATATTTGTCCATAAAAGATTTGGCCATCAAAAGTGAGAATGCAGTCTTAAAGTGTTTTGATGGTCCTGCCCACATTGTAAGACCGGGAGATAATCCTCCGTCCAAACTACCAGAAAGTGCCACATTAATAATTGGCACAGAAGTAGGAATCATATCTTTTTCTGTAAAGAATTTTGATTTAGAAAGAATAGCTGATTCTTTAATCGAACTATTCTTTTTGATTTTTTCTAAAATATTCATATTTGCCTCAACTAAAAAAATCATTCAACGTGCTTTGTTTTTCACTTGTCCAATTCATGCAGTCTAAGATTACCGACAATGGTTCAACAAAAGACTTTTGAAATTGTACATCATAATCGATAAAGTCTGACAAATTGAATTCTTTTGGTAAACGACCTGGAAAAGAAATAACTGTGTCTTTAAAATGATTTGGCATCTTTAGATATGCAAACTTGATTTTTTCGCCTTCTTGAATTAAAGGGTACTTCTTTGTCAAGTTTTTCATTTTAAGGTTATGATTATATAGTATAGCGCCTTTTACATGAATCGGTGTTCCTAGTTTGTACAGTGTCGCAGAATCAGAATACTTTGTCAATCCATTGATGCCTCTAGGAAAAGAAATCTCTTCTACTGGCAATTTACGAAAATCTTCTTTGAACTTTTTAATAAATTCATGTATGTCGTTTTCTGTGCCTGAAAGCATAATCTTAATTGCTTCTGCCATCTTTTCACGAATTGCCGATGGTGTAGAAGATTTAATCATCTCTAGACCCATCACTTTCATTTGAGGTTCGTTATATGCAACGCCTTCGTTATTATAGACATTCAAAATGTATCGTTTCTTTGCAGTCCAAATACCTTTATCGGAAAGACCCTCACGTTTCATTTGCATCTTCTGTTCATATGCATGAACATAGTCAGCCAATTCTTGATAAGACTTGTCAATAAATGGTTGAATCTTTTCTTCACAAACACGATCCATGAATTCAATTACTTTTTGTTTTGGTAAAGAAACGCCATCTTTTGTGCCGTATACTTTTTCGACCAATTCACCTAGACGAAGATAAATTGAATCTGTATCAGATGCAATCACATAATCTTTGTT